TGATCAGATAATGCTCTTCTGGGATGTAGTCATCAGCATCCAAAAAAGATCCATAGGTATGGGTGAAGGTTGCGTCGAATTTGAATTGTACAGTTGCTTCGTAAGTCATTTTGCTTCAGCGCAAATGGTATCAGTGAAGGAGACCGTCCTACAATACAGGACCATCTGAGGTTTGTCAAGCGTTGTTCCCAAGAGCAAAAAGTTAGCGGTTGCTACAATAATGTTAATTGTAAGCAAATACAATTGACCTCTCTTCTTAAGTCCTTCTAATGTTTTAGGGGGATTCCACCATTTCATTTTCCTGTCATCCTATTATAATCGGCATCAAGTTGTGCCCTCATGTCGTAATAACGTTGTTCCCTTAAATTATACAATTTCTCTTTTTCTTTGTCACTTCCAACACCATTCTCATAGTAAGATTCCCATTGTTTAGGTTTCCATGAGTTTACATCTGCTCGAATAGCCTCAATCTGCTTTTGAATTTGATTCAGGCGCTCTTCAATTAATTCCCAAGGTTGCATGACTCTCCTCAATGATTTGATTTATGAATGTGAGTGACTACTTCAAGTAATCCTTCACGGAATAACAATTTACATTCTGGGAATGGAGCATATTTACAATCCCAAGTTGAGGGATATACTGTAATGCTTCCAGTGTGTAGATATGGTATTAGTCTACCGTGGTTACCATTTGGAATCCACTTGAATCCAAGCGGACTAGTCTCATCTTCATAGAAGTCATGTGTTCCTTCATGAGACATCAACCATAGTTGACCAACTGGATCTAACCAGTACATCTCCATCATACAAGACAAATCCTTAGTTTGCAACATCTTTGTGTCGTAACCAGGACCAATAGGATAATGATTCCTAATATTGTCAAACATTCCCATAACTACTCCTAATCTGGATCCTTATTTAAATAAAATCCACGCCAGTCTGCTACTCTTATGCAGAGATCAATATCCCACCCCAACTTCCTATTTGCAGATGCAGATCCTCTTGCTTTGTATACCTTACCATCAGTAAAATCAACAAATGCATGTACCTTTGGTTCATCATCCTCAGTAATCTGAAGTATTTTAAAATACTTCCTATTATCAGCATCTATAATAAACGAACCAAGATCTAGGTTGTTGTCAAGTTCACGTTTCTTGTACTTACTGTCAAGAGACTCTCCCTCTTCTTCGATAGTTCTCTGCAGTATCCAATAAGACTCTCTTCTATAATCTTTTGTCAATGCTAAACAAAGAAGACCAGTCTTAAAGTAGATAGTTTGTTTAAACTTCTCCACTTCTTCTAGTCTTCTTTGATAATCTTCTTCAATCTCTTCTTTGGTCTTAATACCTTTTTTGTAGAGATCTAATAAGTCAGAGTCCATTATGTTACCACATCTATACTATCTAGACATAGATGCAAAGTATTCTTTAAACTTGAATTCTTCTTTTAAATTGTAGTAAAGACGATAGTTCTCTGTCTGAACATAATATCCAGTTAGATCACGACCATCGTCTGTCCAACCGTAACTAATCAATCTCTCGTTAATGTCTTGTAAATCGACTTTTTTGTTTGTGTTGAGATAGTGATTGAAGCGTTGGTGCAGGTTGATCATTAAACAGACCTCGTTGGTTTGTGTGGATATTCTAACAGTATCTAGGGACAAATCAATCAAATTTAATAATCTCTTTGGGATTGTGTAATGTTTTATTAACTATTGACCAAACCTTGGTCCCCACAGTCCAGAATCACCCTCTTTACGATTCTCAAGTTTATCAAAGATCTCATCAACTGTCTTCATTTGATCAATCTTAGATATCATCTCAGCAATTCCATTGCAAATAAAGGGTTTTTCTTGTCTTGCAGCGAACGCCAACGCATTGCGAAGAGCAGATTCGGCGTCATTAAGAGATTCTTCAACAGATTTAGACAATGCCATAACTTTCAATACTTTCAATAATTCTAAAACAAAAATGCCATGAAGTCAAGTCAACCATGTGACAATAGAATATCTGGTCCCCTCTTCCACTGGCATAATCTCATGAGGGTACATAAAATTAGATGGGAATACAATAGCAGAACCAGCACCACCCCTGATCTGAATTTCACGATCAAAGAATGCCATGTTACCACCAATGTAGTCGTCATTTAGGTTAATTGAGATTGATATTGTTCTTGGTTGTTCCTTAAAACTATCAGTGTGCTGACCATAATAACCACCAGTTTCATATCTCAATAGATCATAACCACTGTCAGACTTAAGGAAGCATGATGGGAAGTCTGAGATATATCTTTGTGCTATGCTATTAACCTTCTTAAACAATATCGCATCTATTTTATCACGAGCGTCTTTATTCAATTCCAATACTTCTGGTGTGGAGATAGAGATAATGTCACAATTACGAACTGACCTATCCTCCACTCCTCTACCAGTTAATGCAGATCCCCATTCAGTGGTATGTTGATACTCATTTAAGATCGTTTGACAATCATCTAAACTCAACGCATTCTCATATACTTTGATGTATTGTGACAGTGGAGAATCACTCTTCGGAGTAGCGTTAACAATAGGAGTAGTTTTGGTAGTCTTCTTCACCATATCATCACTATACCGATGATCCTTATCAAAATAATACTTAAAGTATGGACCATTTGTTCTTACATAATGTAAGAATACTTGGGTGCAAGATTCACCCTCAAATGGTTCTCTACCATGTCTACCTACCATACCAAGATAGAGCATGGCATCTCCTGGAGCAAGTGATACACTATTCACTCTACCATCTGGAGATTCAATCCATATGTTCCATATCTCAGTACAATCTAGATTCACAGTGAGAGAGATCTCACACTGAGGTTTATCTACATGTCCAGGCAATACGTTGCCTTCTTTGTATATTCTTGCATAGGAATATGTTGGAAGAACAGATTCACCAATTAGTTGTGTGACTACATTGTTCTTCTCAACCAATAATTCCACAAAAGGAATATAATCAAATTTTGCATCAGAACCTGGGACTTGAGGATCTTCCGACAGTTGATACCTGTCAGTATAATCCTTGAATTGTTTTGCTAAATCTTTTGCTCTTGACGATGATATAAAGTTGGGGACAACTATGTAATTGTCCTCTATCAATTTTTGGTTCATTCTTTATCAGGTGGTTTCTTCGTCTTCTGCAATCAGTTGCTCAATTTCAGATACAACTTGTTCGGAAGAATCTTCTTCAAATAATAACTCAAGATTAAACTCACTGTCAAGTAAATTGAGATCGATGTCATCAAATCCATTTGATGCTTTACCACTCTCTTCACTCTCAGCACCAAGCAATGATTCTAAGGGAACATCATCTACGTCTACTGTATCTGCTTCCTCTACCTTAAAGTGGTTTTCATCTACAATATCATCAAACAGAGATGGATCTGCATTCTCTTCAAAAACAGTAAGGTTATCATATCCATTTTCATATTCAAATGCTCTCTCACTCTCAGTCAGATTACCTCTAATCTGCTCATTGCCGTAGAATAAGTTCTCATGTGCTTCTGCCACACGTTGATGAACTTTTTCCATTTGCTTGTCATGATCTTCTCTCATAGAATCGAGGGACTGTTCATGCCTCTTCTGCATTTCTTCCATCTGATCCTCTAACTCTCTCATCGCTTCATGCCATGAGAGAGAATTTCTCTTCTCTTCTTCCTCTAATCTGCGTCTTTCTTCTTCTTGCTTATCGTTCTCAGCATTCCAATGATTGACATAACGTGCAATTAAGGAACGTGTTGCAGGTGTATTTTGTGCAGTAGATGAATCATACTCTACTTCACCACTCCCTTCAGGAGTGCCATTATCATGCCACTGGATTGCCCAAAGATGCTCAATGTCAGCAAAGGGCCAATTTTCTTGAGTAAACCAGATACCTTTGCCATCAATTGCAATATACCTGTCTGCTTCAATTAAGGTGAACCTTTTCATTCCTCTGATACCTCTCTAACATCAGCTGTTAAAATTTTACCTTCGCTTGCTTGGTGTAGCATTTGTGCCGCAGCAGAGAGAACATTAATATTACTCTCATTTGCCTTTACCATCTCATTTCTAAATGATTCTACCGCAGCGCCTGTGGATCTTTGCTGCTGAGAATTTTCAATTGTCAACATTGGCAACCAAGTAATTGCACAACCCCATTCATCTACTGGTTCGCCCGTTTGTGGATTCATACCCCTAATTTGAGTATACCATGAACACTTAAGACCAATACAGTCCTTCTTAATAAGGGGGCAATAATTTCCTGGTTTAATTTGTGCCATAATAATTCACTTAGTTAATTTAGTATAACATATTTAGTTCAATGAACATAGTATAATGTCAACATACCTCACTGCCAAATCAATACCTGTTGAAGCGGTATCATTAATTGTAGCAGATCCTGAGAATGGGTGACTATGTGATCCACCTCCGCCTGCAGGACCAGTAGCAAGAGATCCACTCGTTTGTCTAGCACCAGCGTTACTAAAAGGTGTTGATCCGCTTCCACCAGTTGGACCAAATAATGATGGGTGAGTGTGATCTGGTAATTGAGTCAATGAAAGTGTATGATTACCAATATTCTGTCCTGTTCCAGGTGCCAGATTAATTGTAAATGTATCGTTAATGGTTGTTATTAACTGTCCACTACTTGCAGACAACACCGTGGTAAAGTTAGTTGTTCCTCCAGAACCACCACCAGTACCAGATACAACCCTCAGTGCTTTATTGTCATGTGTCGCTACTTTTGTCCATCCAGTGGGAGCATTTGCTTGGAAGAAGAACTTCCTCGTTCCTGCTGGATACAACCAGTAAAAGGTGTTGATAGAATTTGCGGAATCTGCCAAATCAAACAAAATTCCTGTCGATGTTAGTCTCGCCATATTAATCGAAGTTGCACAGAATTACGTCAATATACTGTAATCTAAGATCAATACTTCCAGATCCACTTGCTGTAAAGTTAATGGATCCTGAGAACGGGTGTGAGTGTGCTTGTCCCAAACCTCCAGGAGAGTTGACTCCTCCTGTACTATTGCTACCAGGAGTTCTGAATGAACCTCCACCACTAGAAGCGTTTGCAGTACTACCAACTAGAGAGTTGTGAGTGTGGTCTGGAATCTCACTTACAGACAGAGAGTGACCACCAACCGTACCAGAAACTGGAACATTGGTACTGAACGATACCGTCAGATTTTGATTCGTATTGGGAAATACTGTGGTAAAAGAATTACCACCAGCACCAGAAGTTCCACCAAACCCAAAACCACCACCAGTTCCACTAACTAAACGCAATGCCTTATCATTATGTGCAGTTACCTTAGTCCATCCTGTAGGAGCACTTGCTTGATAGAAAACACTAACAGTGTTTTGTGCAAGAACAGAATACTTAGAACTTAATGACGTACCATCATCAAAAGTTATCCCCGTAGCGGTTAATGTTGCAGCCATCTCGCAATAATATTTCCTTTATTTACTTATTTATCAAGTACATTTAATCCAGAATCCATCATCAGTGAATTCCCAACCATCTGCAAGCACTGCTTGATAATTCTCATACTGTTCCTTCATTGCATCAGGAACAAAAGGTGGCCATTGATTCCTATAAAATTCTTGAGTCCACCCATCATTATATGATGACCGCGCATGAATATCATTCATGATGTCTGGGTAGATCCGACGACGTGGTTCATCACTACCCAATTCGCGTTCATAAACTGTCTTGCCACCATCAGGTGACTCATAGATTTTAGTCATTGCAACTTCCTTCCTTGATGTACTTCTTACGGCACCGTTTGAGATCCTTCAACTCTTCTTTAATACGTTGATATGACTCTTCAGGTGTAATTTTGCGTGCCATCTCCATAGCAATGATAACATCAATACGTGTACCAAAGTGCTTGAGTGCTTCTTCAAAACAGTTTAGTTCTTCATACATTGTTTAATGCCTCCAAAGATGATTCATAATCACGCTGGAAGATAGCAAGTCCTTCACGAGTCAGAACACTATCATACATTGCATCAAATACCTTACCAGGCATAGTTACAACATCAGCACCGTACATAAAGCAACGTGATACATGATGTGCATCACGAAGAGATGCTGCAAGCACCTGTGTCTTCATGCTATGAACTGTACGAGTAGTAGCAATAGCACGTACAAGCTCAACACCACTAAAAGAATTGTCATTGCAACGACCTACAAAAGGAGAGATGTAAGTTGCACCTGCCTTCATTGCCATACATGCCTGTGCAACAGAGAATACCAAAGTAACGTTTGTTTTAATATTTTTTCCTACAGATAGATGACGACAGACTTGCAAACCATCAGGAGTACAAGGAACTTTAATCGTAGCAGCATCACCAAACTTTTCAGCAAGGCGAAGACCTTCATCATACATCTCAAGATCAGTACCCACAACTTCCATGCTAATATCACGGATACCAATATCAAACATCTCCTGATATACATCCTCAGGATCACGACCACTCTTACGAATAAGAGATGGGTTTGTCGTTACACCATCAACAAGTCCCGTTTGGAAATACTTACGGACTTCATCCGTATCTGCCGTATCAAGAAAGATTTTCATTTTTCTCCTAAGGAGTATTTGTCAAGATTATACTGTGGTGGATGATGATTGTCAATTTGTGCCTGCAATCTGTTCTCAGACTCATACAAAGCATTGGTCAATTCTATATTTTCCTCTTCTAATCTCTTAACATCCATAAGAAGAGAAGCATACTTCTCTTCAAGTACATCCACCCGTGAGTTAAGAGATTCTGTGGGTTCAATTCCCCACTTGTTAAAAAACCAGTAAGGATCTTGTTTCATATGATTCCCATGTATTTAAGATAACGTCTATATGCCATATAGCGACCCAAACGTGGTTGATCTTTAACACCCAATTGATGACAAATCTCACAATACATCAACCACTCATACCATGGTGTGGTAGGATCTAATTCGTGGTATGGATAATCACTTGTAGATGAATGGGTCACGATTCTTATTCTTAAACCTCTGTATATAGTCTCTGATTTTGTTAATGAGTTTTCTCATGGCTTATGATTTTGCATACCATCATGATTACCATCACCAGGCAGTTTACCATATGCAAGATACTCTACTGCCTGAAGAGATCCCTGCAATCGTGCCAGATCTTCTTGAATCTTTACATATTCAGCATAAGAATCGTACAACTCATCTGCCCTTGCGGTAAGTTGAGCGGTTCGCTTAGTGAACCTTTCAATCAGTTGTTCATAGTTCTCAGTTGGCTTCACAATTTACCTCCT